TTCTATGAAAGACTAATTGAAGATAAACAAATCTCATTATTTTCTCCACACGATGTTCCAGGACTATATGAAGCTTTTGGAACTCCAAAATTTGATGAACTGTATGAGAAATATGAACGTGCCTATTCTATTCCAAAGAAAAAGATTAAAGCACAAGACTTATTTATGTCAATTCTAAAAGAAAGAGCAGAAACTGGGCGTATCTATATTATGAATATTGATCACTGTAATGAGCACTCATCTTTCTTAGATAAAGTTTCTATGAGTAATCTATGCCAAGAAATTACTCTTCCAACTAAACCTGTTCAGCATATTGACGATGAAAACGGAGAAATTGCTCTTTGTATTCTTAGTGCAGTTAATTTAGGAAAGATTACTGATTTAGAAGAACTTGAAGAAATTTGTGATACCGCTGTTAGAGCACTTGATGAACTAATTGATTTTCAAGGATACCCAGTTAAAGCAGCAGAACGCTCAACAAAGGCAAGGCGCTCTTTAGGAGTAGGTTATATTGGACTAGCACATTATCTTGCTAAGAATAAAATCATGTATGATAGTCCACAAGCATGGCAGTTAGTTCATGATACAACTGAAGCATTTCAATATTACTTACTAAAAGCTTCTATAAATCTTGCAAAGGAGAAGGGCAAGTGTGAGTACTTCAATAGAACAAAATATTCTCAAGGTATTCTTCCTATTGATACTTATAAAAAAGAAGTAGATGCTTTAATCGCTAGCCCGGAATTAAAATATGATTGGGAATCTTTACGACACGATATTAAAAAGTACGGACTTAGGCACAGCACATTGTCTGCACAGATGCCATCGGAGAGTAGTTCCGTTGTGTCAAATGCCACAAACGGAATTGAGCCGCCTAGAGGATACTTGTCCGTTAAAAAGTCAAAAAAAGGGCCTCTTAAGCAAATTGTTCCACAGTATTACCACTATCGTAACTACTACACGCTTCTATGGGATATGCAAGGCAACGAAGGTTATATCAATATCGTAGCTCTTATGCAGAAGTTCTTTGATCAAGGTATTAGCGGAAACTGGTCTTATAACCCAGAGCAATATCCTGATAATGAAGTTCCTCTATCAGTTATGGCTAAAGATTTATTAACAACATACAAACTAGGATGGAAAACTTCTTATTATCAAAATACTTATGACGCCAAGAAAGATGAAGACGAAGAGCAACATACCCTCGGATGGCATGATGAGAATAAAGAAGTAGAGATTCTACCACTAGAAGTTTCTAGCGTAGAAGATGATGAATTTTGTGAAAGCTGCGCCATATGAAAAGAGTAGTATTTTTTAACGGACCACCTCGTTGTGGTAAAGATACAATTACTAATCAACTAGTAAGTATGCTACCAGATTCAGAAAATGTTAAGTTTTCTGCCCCACTAAAAGAAGCTCTACCTGTATTCTTTGGAATTTCTGATGATTACGTTGAAGCACTTGAGCAACATAAAGAGCTATCTTTTAGTAGACTTTTAGATAAAACTTGGAGAGAGGTACAGATATCACTATCCGAAACTTGGGCAAAACCCACATTCGGTAAAGAGGTGTTTGGACAAATTGCCGCTAATAAAATTAAAGCATCAAATAACTCTATATTCTTTATTAGTGATAGTGGATTTCCAGAAGAGGCAAACGCCGTTGTAAGAGAAATAGGTAGGTTAAACTGTTTACTGGTTAGAGTAATTAGAGAGGGCTGTGATTTCTCTAATGATTCTAGGAGTTACTGGAAAAATGAAGTAGAAATACCTGAGATAAGTATAGAAAATAATTCTTCTATTGATGAAATCTCCAGAAAGATGTATAATATTATTATAGGATGGGAATATGGCGACAGTATTTAATAAAAAGAAAGTAGATTTTACTAAGGGCTCAATGTTCTTTGGGGAGGAACTAAACTCTCAAAGATATGATGCATTTAAGTATCCAATTTTTGATAAGCTAACACAAAGCCAGCTTGGATATTTTTGGCGCCCAGAAGAAGTAAGTCTACAAAAAGACAGAAATGATTATAACGAACTTAGAGAAGAGCAAAAGTTTATTTTTACTTCTAACTTAAAGTATCAGACTCTACTAGACTCAGTTCAAGGCAGAGGCCCTGCCCTTGCATTTGTTCCTTTCTGTACCCTTCCAGAGCTAGAATCTTGTATGATTACTTGGGACTTTTTTGAAACTATTCATTCTCGTTCTTATACATATATGATTAAAAATTTATATTCTGACCCTGCTGAAATCTTTGATACGATTCTTGATGATCCTATGATTATCGAGAGAGCAGAGAGTGTGACTAAAACTTATGATGATTTTATAGAGTATGGAAATAAATTTAAACTGGGGTTAGTCAACGATAAGAGAGAACTAAAAAAGAAGCTCTGGCTTGCATTAGTAAATGTTAACATTCTAGAAGGTATTAGATTCTATGTATCTTTTGCCTGCACTTTTGCATTTGGAGAGTTAAAACTGATGGAAGGTTCTGCAAAGATTATTTCATTGATTGCTCGTGATGAGTCTCAACATCTAGCTATTTCTCAACACATTATTAAGAACTACAGGGCAGCAGAAGGTGATTCTGAAATGAGAGAAATCATTAAAGAATGTGAGCCTACTGTTTATCAAATGTATAAAGATGCTGTTGCTCAGGAGAAGCAATGGGCAGAATATTTATTTAAGCGTGGTTCTATGGTAGGATTAAATGCGAAACTATTATCTGACTATGTAGAATGGATAGCTAATAAGCGTATGAAAGCTATTGGGTTAGAAGCTATATTTGATCAGAAAAGTAATAATAATCCTCTTCCTTGGACACAACACTGGCTCAATTCTAGAGAATTACAAAATGCGCCACAAGAAACTGAGATCGAATCTTATATTGTTGGCGGTATTAAACAAGACATTAGTAAAAATACATTCGAAGGGTTTAAATTATGAGCACTATTGTATGGTCTAAAAATGACTGTGTTTTTTGTTTACGAGCAAAAGATGAATTAGCAAAAAGAGGTATTTCTTTTGAAGAAAGAAATATTCAAAAAGAATGGACAAAAGAACAACTATTAGAAGCTGTACCCGACGCTAAAACAGTTCCTCAAATCTTTTTATGGGGAAAATATGTGGGAGGGTATACAGACCTAATGCAATACATTGAAGATCATGGAATGAACATTGGCTAGTCGTAGTAAAATAAAAGGCTCTGCTTATGAAGCTAAGATAAGAGATTTATTAACAAAAGAACTTAAGATAGAGTTTAAACGTATGCCTCTAAGTGGGGCTATTGAGTATTTAAAGGGGGATCTATGGACTCCACATGACACAGCTGCTTGGCCTTATTGTATAGAATGTAAACACTATGCAGAAGTAAACTGGAACGGACTTTTAACCGCTACCTCCTCTGATTTATTAAATTTCTGGAGACAAGCAGTAAGAGAAGCAGAGGTGATGAAGAAGAAACCTCTAGTAATCTATAGATGGAATCGCTCTAAAGATTATATATGTTGGAATGACGAAATTGTTTTAAACAATATGATTTCTTATACTGGATTTGACTGTGAATTTAAAATGGGGCTACTTCAAGACTGGTTAGAAGCTTACAAAAAGATTGCATAAGCCCCCAGATTATAGTATAATAAAGTATAAATTAAACAGAAAGAAATAAAAATGAACACAAAAACTTGGGATGACTTAGCTGAGGTCGAAAATGTATTATCTCAGCCTAAGTCTCTACTATTAGTTGATGGTAACAACTTAGCTTACCGTTGGTTGCACAGAAAAAACTACAACTCTTTTCAAGATGATTATCTACGAACCGTAGAAAGTTTAGGCAAAAGTTATAACGCAGAAAAAACTATAGTGTGCTTTGACTTTGGTAAGAGCTACTACAGAATGGATCTACTTGACTCTTATAAAGGCAATAGAACTAAACCTAAAGAGGAAGAAGAGCAGCGACATTATGAAGAGTTTTTTGCGTGCCTAAACGACATCCCAGAACTACTTCCTTGTCAATCTCTAAAATTTCGTGGACTAGAAGCAGACGATATTATCACATTCCTTGTCTTAAATCTTTCTAAAAGATTTGAGCATACTTGGATTGTAACAAGCGACCGAGATATGTACCAGCTTATCTCTGACAGCGTGAGTATATTCAATATGTTCTCTAGAAAAGAAATTGATCTGCCAACATTCTACGAAACCTATGAAATGGAACCAGATCAATATCTATTTTCTCGTATCCTAGAAGGCGATAAAAGTGATAATATTCTAGGAGTAGAAGGTGTTGGGCCAAAAAGAGCGCAACAGTTAGCTAAAGAATATGCGTCTCTAGCAGACTTACTTGATAGTTTACCTCTAAAAGGAAAGTCAAAAT